TTATATAAATATTTTAATCCAATCTTTACCCCGATCATCATGATATCGAGCCGTTTGATTCGGTGACTTATGACCTAGCAACTTCTGAGTATCTATCCCTTGAATCTCATATAGTCTTTCCGCTAACGAGCGTTGTTCATGGAAAGTAGCTGGCGTGCCATTCCCCCAATTTATGTCTGATTTATCACGAGCCTTACTGAAGTTCATTGTTATTGTGTTCGACTTTACCTGAGCACCTCGTTCTGCCATTGAGGTTGCCCGAAAGAAGTGGATTAGGTATGGACTCACTGCATAGTCACGGCAACGTGCAACTACATCCCTCAAACTCCAGTCAATCGCGTTAAGCCTTAGGGATAGAGGGATCGCTAGCTTGCTCCCTGTTTTCTCCTGAACGACATGCAGATGGTCATCCCAAATATCGCTAAACTTCATGTTGGAGATATCCCCAAGGCGTTGACCAGTAACGAGTGCCAATAGCATTGCATTACCCATGTATTGATGGCGGGCATCAGCTATCTCGAAAATCTTTTGCCATTCGTCAAGGTTAAGACGCTGTCGGGTAATCCGTCGGCGTGGTTGTTTTGTAGCAAGAGCCGGGTTATAACCCGGCGGTACCTCGCCATAATGCTGTGCTTCCTTGAAAACATCGATCAAAACAGAGCGGATTACCTGGGCCATCCTCGGTTGACCTTCTGCAACATAGGACTCCAGTATCTGGGCAACATCCCGAACATCGACGGATGAAATCAATTTCATTCCCACGCTCTCACGAAGTAGGGCTACTGGTTTAGCCTTTTGTTTATGAGTGTTCGGCTTGATATCACCATTCTCCAGTCTTTCATCCTGAATTTTCCAATAACGATCTAACCACGTATTTGTTGTTATCGCCTTTCCTTTGCTGGTGGCGATCTTGTCACTGAGAGCCAAAACCTGCCTAGTGCGCTGTTCAGCTAGTCGCTCATTAGCTTCGATTGCTATTGCTGTTGCTTCAGCCTCGTTAGTTCCGAGGCTGTGAAATTTACCAGTAATAGGATGCTTATAACGCCAGTAGATTTTATTTACCTTACGACTGTAGAGCGGATAAAGATTAGGTATCTTAACGTTGTTTTTACGTGGTCGGGCAGCCATCAGACAGTATCCTTTGAAGCATAGGAGAATCAGATTTTTTAATAACGGGCTGGGTTAAATTACCTGTAATCTCGGCATCTTCTCTTACCCGCCAGTATCTTCCTTCTTTGGTGGCCGGGGGAGTGAACATGCTCTCTTTAGCGTATCGGCGTAAAGTATTCAGACTTGGGGGATTACTCCGGTATTTTTCCGCAGCCCATTCTTCTAAAGTCAGCATTTGAAGCATATGATTTACCTCATAATGGCCCATATCAGAGCCATTTTCTGAAATTAAAAAATCAGTGTTCAGTCAGACGCTGCCAGATTGCAGACACGTATTTGACCTGATGATGAGCATCCGAAATAGCCTTGTGAGGTTCTCCCTCAAATGGGATCTCATAGCGAGGCTTGCAGCCAACGGCTTTACCCAACTCGACAATTGTTCTTACATCCCGGTTATTCCAGAACTTCCATGGGCAGGGGATCCCCGTCCGGTCGTAAGATGCCTCAAGCAGGACATTGTCATAAGTGGCACCATTACCCCAGACCTGAACAGAATCAGGGCCGTTAACCGCATTCTCGCCTATAAACTCATTTAGCTGCAGTAATGCATCATCGAGCGGAATAGCATCATCCATCACTAACTCTGAACGAGCTTCAGGTGAAGCTTTGAGCCAGAATATTATCGTAGATGCATCCGGAACCCCGCCGCTGGCCATTGAAGATTCCAGGCTAATCACTTTGTAAAATTCCGATCCGGTATTACCTGTAGATGGATCAAAGAACACAGCTCCGATAGATACGACTGGCGAATCAGCCTTTTTACCAAACGCTTCAATGTCGACCATAAGGTGTGTATAGAGCATTTCAGGCTCGGCATGATTATGATGACCGGAATCATTATTTATAGCAGCTGTGCTGTTATAAGTTTCAGTAGTGCTTGCGCCTGAGATAGTTTCTTCCGTGACTTCTGATAACGCAGCACAGTTCGGGGGTTCATCATTACCAGTTTCTTCCATCTGCACATTATCGACGTACTCCGCTGCGGTATCTTGTTGGTCGATTTCAGCGTTGCTAGTGGCCAACCCTTCAATAGAAAAAAGACCATTACCAACTTTTTCGAGAACCGGCTGCGTGTCGCCGTCGACCTGAGTCCACTCATTCTGGCCGCCAGTTTCAACAGCAGAGTCATTAGTTACCTCGTTTGTCCAGCTCACCTCAGGGTTATGGCGCGCAGCCGCAAGAGTTTCGTCTGATGGAGCAGAATGATCGCTTTCAGTCAGGTTCGCGTTAATGAATCCGCTGAGACGTGCCGGATACAGGTAATGCTCTGGGTGAGCGCTGCGGATAAGTGCAAAAATAGCTGCACGCGAGTAATCCAAAACTCCCGGAGTTGCACGAAGAGCTTTAGACCATTCTTTGAATGGACATTCTTTTTTACTCACGATCTCTTTTGCCCGACGGAAAACACCACCAGGGATATCATAAATGTTGAAATCCATTGGTAACGTGGCCAGCGCAATCTCTAAATCGAGAGTGTCTAGATCATGTTTAAGGTCAGGGTTTCTGTCGGTCTTGTTGCCTCCGCCAGCATTCGTACCGCTTTCAGTACGCTGTATTTCTGCAACGCGACTGCCTTTGGCCCATTCTTTTACCAGCAGGCCGCGGTCAATGTAATCAGTCGCCGCCCAGATTCTGGTGAATCGGAGAACCAAAGCGAGTTCGTGACGCTTTTCCTGGCTAAACACTTTGCGAATGGCGTCGGTATAGCGCCAAAGGTCTTTAGCATCGTAACCCTTAACCTGTTCGCAGTTTTCTGCCGCCAGCAGCAGGTTCTGGACATAGCTATTGTCAGTGTCCATCTCCAGCGCGCTGATACCTTCGTATTCTTCGCGCGTTAAGTGGTGGCGCAGTTCGTCGGAGGTGAACTGGGCGAGTACCTGTTTGCGGAAGGGCATGCGAACGACTGGATAACGTGTGGTTTCGTCATCATTCTCGTCAATCTGGATACCGTTATCAGGTTCAAGACCCTGATCTGCTATAACACCGGTGTCGCTGGTGCTTTCAGATTTCACATGGGTAAATTTGCCGCTACGCCAGGCTTCGACTAATTGGTTGCGATCGCTGGCATCTGCTTTAGCCCAGTCAGCCATGAATGCAGCGATATTTTCAGTTTCGTGAACTTCATCTGGCGCGAATACCTGCTTAATCGCCTGAACGAGTTTCCACTCAGCGTTCAGGCTGAGTTCGGTAAATTCAGGGATGTCGTTCTTCGCCAGCAGCAGTTTCTGAAGATAGGTGTTGCCTTCATCCAGTGACATTTCGCTGGCAGCCAGCTGCTGCTCTTTAGTGATATGTGACTGGTATTTGTCGCTGGTCAGGTGGACGGCATAACGAACCGCTGGAGTGCGGTTTTCAAGAGGGACAGTCTCGACGGTAGTTTCGACTTTAACGGTGGTTTCCGGTGCGGCAGAGTTGTCCACGGGTCCAGTCGACCCATCACCAGCCTTTGGCAGCCAGGTGCGTCCATCGTCCTGCAGTTCGTAGCGTTTGCACCAGGTGTAATCCACTGTGCTTTCTTCCGGCAGGTCGTTGTAAACAGGGAAATCGGTACGGACAGGCTTGCTATAATCCTTGCCCCGGCCGGTTTCAATGCCAGCATCTTCCAGCTCTACATCCAGCTGCAAATTGGCTCGCGCTTCTGATTTAGCCGTGAACCAGATAACGGCATCTTCTTTGCCGGATTTCTGTGTTGCCTTGATTAAATGAAAGAATTCCATATCGGGTCCTTAATTTTGGTTGTAAGATACCCGCAGCTAGTGATTGCCGCCTTGGGTAGTGGTCATTGGTCAAAACTCGATTCCGGAAAGCTTTGGTCGGCTGACCGGGTACTTAACCCGCCTTGCGCGGGTTTTGTGCTTTTAGGGGCTGGTAACAGCCATTGGTCATAACTCGATTAAAACTTGAAAGCAGGCTGTTGGTCTCCAGCCGGTTTATATGGGTAACACTCTCCTTTAATGTGCTGCTCTTTGGCAGCTGCATCACAGCCAGATTCGGTTTTGTATACACCGAGCATGATGTCTGAGCATTCCCCGGTGAGGGCACAGACGGTAACGATTAGGGCAAAGAACGAGCTCATGCTTTTAGCTCTGGATTGCCTTTTTGGGCCAGTAAGTAGCAAAGCTTACGAACCAGAACTTCAAACAGATTTAAGCGAACGGCTTGGCAGCCAGCTTTTTTGCGTGCGAAATCGATCATGGTTAACTCCTGTGTGCCTTTAACGCCAGGCTGGCGGAACGGTAAACCTGCTGCGCGATTGTCTTGCCATCTCATCCGGTGTTTCGTATGCCACCGGCAGCTACTTCGTGGGCGTCCTGCCTTGATGACTGATTTTCTAAAATCAGGCTACAAATAAATATGTCATAGGTCAATACTTAATTGACATAATTAATTGCAATGATGATTTTTAGAGGGGGGCTGAGGAGATACTAGAGGCAAAAAAAAGGCCGCAAAATGCGACCTTTAGAGTGTTCTTTATCAGTCTTTGGTTGGAGCGGGCTCAATCTTCCGTTTGCTGAGAAATTCAGCCATAAATTTATCGAGCTCTTCGAGGCGGTCGCTGGCCAGCTGTATGAACCTGGTTTGTTCAACTTCAGGTAACTGATCAAAAACCTCCAACAACGCAGCTTGTTTCTCGTTCAATACCGTTTTGCTTTCGCTGGTTGCCTTAAGATGCGCCTCTTCTTCATCAGATAAAAAGAACCAATACAGTGGCTTACCTAATGCTTCCGGGAATAAAGCCAACTTTTCCTTGCGAGGGAAATTACCTGTATTGCACCAGTTACTAACCGTTTGTGAGTTTACCCCCACTCTGCGGCCCAGCTCAGATTGAGATATCCCGGCTTCATCAAGAGCTCGTAACAGTCTTTCTTCGAAGTTCATGTTCGTATCCAAATCAAACCCATAAGCAAGCATACAAACTTTCTTATCAGATGTGATTGATTAAGTTTCTTGACATTGACAAATTATTTATCAATCATGTGATTCATAAATTGGGAGGAAGCATGAAAGAACACATTCAACAAAAAATTATTTCGCTGTGTGGCAGCCAATCAGAACTGGCACGCCGCTTAGGTAAAAACTCGCAGACTGTATCTGTCTGGTTTCGTACTCAGGTAGCAAGCACAGAGGTTTTAAACGCATGCAGAGCTTTGGATTGGGAAGTCACCCCGCATGAATTACGTCCAGACCTCTATCCTAACGCAACAGATGGTTTACCTCAGAAGGAGGCTTAATCATGCAGTCAGCTACATATCAACATCATAACCAACGCTCGGCCGGACCGCTGAAAACTCAAAATCAATTTATGGCGCATCGGCGAGATAGCTTTAAGCACCGTTCAATACAGGTTGCAGTTCGGGAGTGGGAATCCACTTTGCCCGGCCAGGCGCAGGAGAAAATCGCTCAGATGGTGGCTGAGCAGTGGGCGAAGGAAGGGGGCCGCGGTATCGCGGTCAACAAGCAGAATTTATTCCGGTATCTGAAAAACGAAGGTGGTTCGGAAAAATACACCGCATACATCATGCAACTGTCGGGGGCAATCGTCGCCGCTATGCCCATTGAGATCGCCAGAAAGCATGGACTCAGTAACGCCAGAACGGAAGCCGAGCTGGTGGCGAGCGCTATCAAAGAATGCAGTGAGGCGCATCAGGCGAAGTTGCTGGGCGCACCGCTGCAAAAGCTTGAAAAAGAAATCCGCGAGGCGGCAATCGCATTATTCAACATGCTACCTGCTGACGCGGCGGGACCACTACTGGCGAGTATCAGCGCCGTAGCGCCGCAATTTTTTTAATCGAGTTGTGACCAATGAATTCTACCCGGAGGCTTCATGAGCATTGATGCAATGCGGTGGGCCAAGAAAGTTAAGACCGGAAAATCCTCCAGTAAGGCGATCCTAACCTGGCTGGCTGATATGTGCGGCGCTGACTTGTGCGCTTACCCATCCGTCGCTGCGCTTGCAGAGGCTACTGAGATGGACAGAAAAACGGTGCTTGCAGGCTTGCAGCATCTGCAGGAAATCGGCCTGGTTGTCGACACAGGTGAACGGCGCGGCAGGACAAAGCAAATTCCTGTGTACAAGCTGGTCGGTGTTGAGGAAAGCATCCCGGATGCCGAACAGACCCAAAACCGGAACTCTTTAAAGGATCCCAAAAACGGTACGGTTGATTTGAACCGTACCGAAAACGGAACTGTTAATACAAACAGTGCCATTAACGGGACTGTTTCAGGTAATAAGGGTACCAAAAATGGGATTGTTAACAGGTCATATTTTAACCAAAGAGTACCGTTTTTCCCTTTAAACAGTCCCAAAAACGGGACACGGAATCTACCAAGGAACCACAAAGATCTAAACCCCACACATACAGAACTGGTCGAACCTGTTATTCCTGATTATCCGGATCAGCCAGGTATCGGAATTGGGCAACAGCAGCCATTCGGCAAATTCCGGATGTTTGAAGACTGGAAGCCAACAGCCGACTTTGCACGACAGGCAAACCTGTGGGGCATGCCGCTCAAGGCAGGCATAAATATCGAAGCCGAGCTGAGCAGTTTCATCGCTTACTGGCAAGCCGAAGGGAAAGTGTTTCATCAAATTCAGTGGGAGCAGAAGTTCTCTCGCCACCTGGATCGCGCAAAGGTTCTGAAAGCACCACAAACGGGAGGTACCGAGAATGCATCAGTTAGACCACAGCCAGCAGCATCCCGAGCTGTTCAGCAAATACAGTCAGCACACGCAGAGTGGCGACGCCGGAACGGACTTGATGGCGGCAGAGACAGCGTGGCGGTTATGGCAGGTGATGGGGGAAATCTTCTCGAACCGCTGGACGCAGAAGAATGGGGCAGAACCCACGGCCCTGTGGATAGCTCAGATAGGTTCGATGACTGAGAGCCAGATCAAACTGGTTTGTCAGCAATGCATGGACCGTTGCGCGGTAGGTAACACATGGCCCCCGGATCTTGCTGAGTTCGTTTCGCTGGTTTCAGATAGTGGTGCAAATCCGTTCGGGCTGACATCTGACCGGGTGATGAGTGAATACCGTCGCTGGCGTAACGAGTCGTATCGTTTTTCGGGTAGTGACAAATATCCATGGCCCCAGCCGGTGCTCTATCACATCTGCATCGAAATGCGCAGAACTGGTGTTGAGCGTCAGATGACCGAGGGGGAACTTAAAAAACTGGCAGAGAAGTTATTAACCAAATGGACGAAGCACGTAAGCAACGGGCTTTCAGTTCCACCAATCCGTCGGCAGCTAGCTGCACCGCAGCATCCGGCAGGGCCAACTCCGGCACAGCTACTGATGGAAGAGTACCAACGCCGTAAAGCGGCAGGTTTAACCAACTAATCGAGTATTGACCAATGACCAAAACATTAACCCAAAAAGAACAGGTAGCGGTATTCGTGCGCTACCAACCGAACTGCGCCGTAGGCGATGTTTCCGATGCGTTGGACTTGGCTGGCGGCACAGCTGGCAGGTTGCTGCGCGAGCTCAGTGAAGAAGGTGTGATCATTCGATCACGTGATAGCGTTCAGTACACATACAGGGCGGTACCACACGCGGATATTCCAAACGTTATCATCCCGTGCATGGTGGATAAAAGTGATCCAGTAAGGATGCAGGCTGCTGAGCAGAAAGCGAAGGCGCTTGAGGATAAGGGGCTATGGAGAAGAGCCGCTGCGGTGTATTCAGAAATGTTTGGCATAGCTGGTAGTGCTGTTGAGGTTGCCCGTATCGCCAAGCGTCGTAAAGACTGCCTGCGCCAGGCGGGGAGGGCGTAACCAATGCCGAGACCAAAAACACAGAGTGAACGCACTCAAATCATTTCCAGGATCATTGATTTGGTGAAAAAGCATGGCCGTATCACGACGAAAGAAGTCGTTGGGATGTTCGATCTGCATCGCACCACCGCAGAGAAATACATACGAATAGCCATTGCACGGGGCGAATTGATCCGCTACGGTCGTTGCGGCATTTTCCGTGACCAACGCACAATAATCGATTTCGACCTGAAACGCTTCACACACCAGAAAGTAAGGTGAATGTAGTAGATGAAAATGCCGCTTAGCCGCGGCATCTCTATGCTCTTGAAGGTCCGCTATGAGCGAGGAGCGGTAGTTCACTTTCGGTAAAACTCATCCACGTGCGATAATCTCTAAAAGAGAAAGGGTCGTTAAGCTGGATACTTACACCCACCCTGGTGAAAGGCTGTACACTGATAACACTTATAGATGATTCTGAGTATTTTATGATTTTATACAAATACATAGACAATGCTTCATTAGATCGATTCTTCAAAGATGGATACATCTCCATAAAATTCACCCCGCACAGTGAGTTTAATGATCCTTTCGAAAGTTATGGATATGCACTTGATGATGCGTCAATTGAATCATTAACGATGAGGCATGAGATCAATAAAAACATTGCCTGCTTATGCCTTTCAAAAAATCCACTCAACGTCTTGATGTGGTCACACTATGCTGAAAAGCATCAAGGATTTGTTGTAGCAATCGACATTGAGAAAGCAGGATACGATGATGAAGCAAAATGCCTGATTACAGCTCAGAAAGGTGATATTGATTATTTAAAGAATAGAATAAAAAGCAAACTAAAAATCACGCAGGAAAATATCTATGATCCTGATGTAATTAGTAAGCTATTACTTACTAAATCATTGCATTGGAAATATGAAGAAGAAATCAGAATAATAAAAAAGACAGATTCATTACAACGGCAAGGTGCTGTTTTAATTGACAAAATATCTGATCTTAATTCTATAGTCAGTATCTATATCGGGATTAACAACAGAGGAGTTGATGAAATCATCAGAAACAACAATGCATTAGAGACATTGATTTTAAACAAGAAAGTACAGTTATATCAGTGTGAATTTAAGAAAAGTACATGGGATCTCGACATAGAAGCTTATGAATACACCAAATACCCGCATGATATGCAGAGAATGGATGTATTTGATTCTGTCGTGAAGGTGTTGAGAGCAATGGAACGTAACCATATAGGCGATTGAGATTATTGAGGCGATTATCGTTTCAGAAATTTCCGCTCCTGGCACAAATCGGACCGCCTGGAGTGCCACAAGGTCTGCTATGAGCGAGGAGCAGACGTTGAGGGCTATAAGAAGACTACTTATTGTTAGTCGGCTTCAACACAAGCGTGCCGTAGTGTGCTTCGCGGTGACAGTTCGGACAGAGTGCAATTGCATTTTCAACAGAGTCCTCTCCACCGTTAGCAAGCCACTCCACATGATGCACTTCAAGATACGGTCTACCATCTTCCCGCTTGAATGGTGCGTCACGTAGGCAGCTTTGACACTTACCTCCAGCTAAGGCTAATACCTCTGCTACAACGAGTGGATTACGCTTGAAGGTATAGCTCTTTATAATGACCCTTTCTGGCGTGGTGTTGGCTGTAGCCAGCTTCTCTCTACGTTGTTCTGAGGTAAGTTGAGACGCTGTTTCTATGGCCTTTTCAAACTCACTTTTAACCGGACGTGTTAGCCATTTGCCGTCTGAAGCTTCATAGATTTCAAACACACCATGAAGTGCGGAATCATAGACCTCGAAAACGTTTCCGCGCTTGAAAAGTCGATCATATTCATGGTGGCGATGGGTGGCATCATCTGTTCGTCTGGCTGTCCTGTTAAAACTCCAGTGACCACGATTGCAGTTAACTGCGTTAACTATCAGATTCAAATAAGTATTGTCTTTGTAATGTGGAAATCTTTTCTTTAAAATTGCATCGACCTGAGCAGTCGTAGCCTTTCCAGCAAACTCGTTTTCAACTATCTCAGCGGTTGTTATGCGGATTGGTTTATCACCATAAACATACTTACGAGCCATTTCTCTATTCCTTGAAAAGTTCTGGAAGGTGTTGCTGAAGCATAGGCGCGGTGAACATCTTTGACCTGCTCCCAGCAAACTAACATAGCATGATGTAAGCAAGTTTCGCTCCTGGTAAAAAGGTTACTTATCTGATAAAACACAAAGCTACTTTCATGTGATTAGCATTATAATTTGATTATCTAGCTAACTCATTTAAATTCTTTTTTTAGTAAGGCATAAACAAATGTATTGTCATATTTTTCCTCGCCTTCATCCGTAATAAATGAAACAAACTCTTTAAAACAACCCTCTTGTCGCATCCCAAGGCGGGAACACAATCTTTGTGAGGACAGGTTGTAGTCTTCAACGTATGCGTAGAGGCGTCTTGCTTGTTTGACATTAAACAAATATTTAAACAGGGCCCCAACTGATTCTGTTGCATACCCGTACCCTTCATAGCGCTGATTAAAGTGCCAACCTACGGACCACGTATTAGCATCTGGCTCGCCAATATTTTCTGCAAACAGATGGCCAATAACGAGGTCGGAGTCTTTTAGGCAAACAGCAAATTGGCTTGGATCATTTGCTCTTCTGCATACTTCTTCTACGGCATCCTCAACTGAGTTGAGCATTTCGTCCTGAAAACAGGGAGTGCGAGGGGAGGAAAGATAGTCCAGAAGTGCTAAAGCATCACTCTCTTTAAATGAACGAAGAATGAGTCTGGGCGAAGATGTTATTGTCATGGCTTATCGATTCCATTAAAAGATTAGTTATATGCTGCTGATTTAATGAAGAATTTATTGGGTGGATAACACTTGCTTCGACATTACCGTCCACTGTCTCGTTTGTAAACAACATAATCATAATTTAACAATTCGTGCTGTTAAGGCGTTGATCAAACTTCTCCATAAGTGTACTGTATAAATATACAGCTTTTGCGGTGGAGGCGCTTATGAAAGTTGAATTAACCATTGATCGTACTAAAGAACTTCCAGAGGGTGCAGTCCCGGCACTTGAGAGAGAATTATTAAAACGGATCCAGAGTCAGTTCGATGAGTGCAGTCTGATTGTGCGTCGTGCAGGTTCCGATGGGTTAAGTGTTTACGGTGGCGAAAAAGAAGCTAAGAAAAAGGTTGAGGAAATCCTCCAGCAGACCTGGGAAAGTGCAGACGACTGGTTTTATTGAAACAGCATGCAGAAATTTTCCAGATTGGAGGGGAGATTGGTGGAACAAAAAGAAGAATTACCTAACAAGGGCTATGCGGTCATCAGATGCAACGATGGGGTTATCGTTGCGCGACTGCACTCATTTCCTGATAGTGGTCGCGCGCTCATGTACAGACGTGGGGATGAAGTATCCTTTATGCCGTTACAGGATGATGAGATAGTAGGAGCACCGACACTCTTTACGCAGATGCTTGAACGGGCTGGTTATCGCGTTTCCAAGAATTCTGTTACACTCCCGTCATAGGTCTGAACACCCTATACCTGCTGCGCCACTGGAGAGATACCATGGCGCAAATACACAACAAGAATAAATCCTTACTGACCCCTCAAAAGGCCAGCGTTTTTCTTTTGCCTCTGCAACTGCAGGAGGCGGCATGAAGAAAAGCTGGTTCACTCACACCGGGCTGACAACCGAAGAAGCCAATGGGCTGGTGGCTCGCTATAAGTCTAAAGGTGTCCCCGTCGAGAAAAGTCTCGATATTGACCCTCGTCTTTGGATAGTCAGCGCATTACTACCTCAGCAAAAATCCTCAGCTAAGACAGCGCAAAGTATGCGTTCCCGGGCATGGGGGTGATCGTGACAGTCTACAACATCCTCCCGATGGGTAAGCCACGCATGACGCGTGCCGACAAATGGAAGAAGCGCCCTGAAGTTATGCGTTATCGGGCCTTTTGCGATCACGTTCGGCTCCTGGGCATTTGCATGCCCGACTCGAATTCACACGTTACCTTCGTTCTTCCAATGCCGAGGAGCTGGAGCAAGAAAAAGCGCGCAGAGATGAACGGGAAGCCCCATCAGGGTAAACCCGATCTTGATAACCTGATGAAGTCTTTGATGGATGCACTCTTCGAAGACGACACACATATCTGGGATTCAAGGATAACAAAGCTCTGGGGCGAGAACGGGCAGATCATTATCAGGGAGAGCGAGTGATGCGTGCGCTTCTTCAACCTGTGATTGCGAGAGAACTTGGTGTCGTGCTGTTGAAGCCGGGCAGGGAGCTGATGGAGTTATTCACAGCAGGCAGAATCCTGATCGAGCGCCAGCCAGAAAGTATGGCCGGGTATCAAACTGGTCGTGTTCCGGATGCGCGGCAGCCACTGGAAGACAACGAGCAGCTGCGAAGCTTCTTCTTGAATGAAAAGGTCCTGATTGCAGCCGGTGGAATAAGCGGGCTTGATTACTGGTTGCTGAAGTACGGCGGCGGAAATTGCCAGTACGCTTACAGTGATTACCACTATCACGAACTAACCATCATGCACCATGAGCCAGGGTCTATCCTGCTTTGTGGCTATTGCGACAACCAACTGCGAGAGCAGCATACCGAGGCGCTGGCAGAACTGGCACGCAGAAACGTAATTGCCTTTATTCTGGATTCTATTCGTGTTTCTCTCGGTATCGACAAAAGTCGCGAGATTTCCCTCGCGGAACTCAGCTGGTGGGCTGTTCGTAAGTCAGTAACGGATGCTTTACCAGAATGTTGTGCTCGGGAAGTGCTTCGTTTACCCGAAGAAAGCGAGATTGGGCGCGAAAGCGATATTACGCCTGCAGTACCGGCCACCAGCATCCTTGGGGATTTAGTTTCAGCGTTTGACCTGCCTGATGCGCTGACAGAACCGCTGATGGATGTGGTGGTGGATCCCGCGCCGCCTCAGTCTTTCATGCGTCGTCCAAAGCGTCTGCGCTGGGAAAGCCGCGATTATCTGAACTGGATGAAAACACAGCCTTGCGAATGCTGCCAGCAGCAATCAGACGACCCGCATCATTTAATAGGATGGGGGCAGGGTGGCATGGCTACAAAAGCGCACGACATCTTCTCCATTCCACTTTGCCGAAAACATCATACCGAACTGCATAACGACCGCCTGGCATTCGAGCGTAAATATGGCTCGCAGCTGGAAATGATCATTAGAGTGCTGGACCGGGCCTACGCGCTCGGCGTTCTGGCGTAAGGAGCGAACAGGATGACACCACGTCAACGCCGTAATCATATCGAAGCGCTGGGTAAAGCAGCGACTGCGCCGCGAAAAAGCTGGCTGGGTAAAAGCATGCTCCTGACCGATATTCAGGCGGCCTGGATTAAGTCATTGCTTACAACATGGGGAGAAGGTGTACGCGGTGGAACTGCTCCACGTCTACCCCGTGCACATGCCTGCTGGGATGTCCTCAAGGGCGGTCGATGGTCCGACAAGGCATTGTCTCGCTTTACAGCTGCACTCGAACAAGCTCGGGGTGAAGGATTCAGAGGTCCGCAGGCGCTTAATCGTGCTCACGCTATCCTTTGGCCGCAGCCAGCCACCAGCATCATTGATGAAGCAATGCATAATGATGACGTTGATTTTGTCGAGCAGTCAGTTCTGCAGGCGCTTGATGTAAATGATCCGGTTTATATCGTCGGCCTGCAGTACTACACCACACGCAAAAAAATCTCAGATATTACGCGGGAATTACAGTCGGTCGCGCCGTGGTTAACGGACTGGGAGGCGAGAAAACGTGTACGCTGGTGCCTGGAAATATTCAGGGCGAAGGTCTTTTTATCTACGCGGAAACTCCTGGCTGAACTGAGATGAGTTATTAGTTTTTTAGCTTTTAGTGCTCAATTTCAATTTATGTATTGATAACGAGCCAGGAATTTAGATAATTCATTCATGCTTGGCAGAGCTGCGCCGCGATGGCAGCAAACTTAAGCGACAATTTGAATATAACGAGAGCCCCGCCAGTCGGGGCTTTTGCTTTACGGCGATACGACAGGGGTATTCGCGAAGGTGCATTGCATCAGTACCCCTGTCTTAGCGTCGTCGCATAATTTTATTTGAAACGTAAGATTAAAGGCAAAAAGTTAATTAACCAAAATGATGGCAACTTCAACCAAATTGATTACCCATAGAGGCATAAGTTACATAAGCACCAACGCCAAAAAGAATCAAAGAAGAAACTCCTGACAAAATTGCGATGATATTGTTAACATCGCCTCCCATCTTCCATTTGCTGTCTGACCCTAATTCCGAAGTTGCATAACAATATTGCGCAAGATAAGTAAACCCTGAGCAAACACCGGAACACAGAACGCCGATACAGAAAATTAAAAGTGATCCTAAGATTGATGACAATACATCTGGACTTGAATCTTTATTCCAAACATTACCTAAAAAAGCGAGTAGAGCTATTGCTGCTCCGCCATTTATAATCATAAACGCTCTGGCAGCATTTGCTCCGACAGTTATTACTGAACGAAAAGCCTCCAGGCTTGCAGCATGGTTCATTTTGGCAATTTCAATTTGACTTGTATTGCCGCTCTTAAGTAATTCCATCTGAACATCATGATCATAAACATTTTCTTGCTTTAAATTCTCAAGATACATAAGCATTTTTTCAATGTCTAAATTTTTGTATCCATCATTCTTAGTTTGTTCAATATCATCAATTATCTTATCAAGCGGGTTAACAACGGCCATATCGAAATCTCCATGCATGGGACACTGTGTGGGTAATATATCTAATTATATAGCTAATTACTTGGCTATTTTACCAAACGCCTCGACAGAACGGAGGTGGAGTATGTATCCAATGGAAAAAATTACGACGGGAATAGCATACGGAGCATCTGGAGGGGGGACTGGATACTGGTTGCTTCAGCTCCTCGATAAAGTCTCCCCATCTCAATGGGCGGCCATTGGTGTGCTCGGTAGCCTCATGTTTGGTTTGCTGACCTGGTTAACGAGTCTGTACTTCCAAATCAAAGCGGATCGCCGCAAAGCTGCGCGGGGTGAATGATGTCGAACAAAGCAAAGCTCAGCGCAGCAGTGCTGGCGCTAATCGCGTCAGGGGCATCTGCTCCACTCATTTTCGACCAATTCATCAGCGAGAAAGAAGGCAATGCGCTGGTGGCCGTTGTTGATCCGGGTGGGGTCTGGTCTTTATGTCACGGCGTGACCGTTATCGATGGCAGGCGTGTTGTTAAAGGCATGACGGCCAGTGAGGAGCAATGCCGGAAGGTTAACGCTATTGAACGCGATAAGGCATTAGCCTGGGTTGATCGCAATATCAAAGTGCTTCTGACAGAGCCACAGAAGGTGGGTATCGCATCCTTCTGCCCGTACAACATTGGTCCCGGTAAATGCTTCCCTTCGACATTCTATCGGCGCATCAATGCAGGTGACCGCATAGGTGCATGCGAGGCAATTCGCTGGTGGATTAAAGACGGTGGCCGTCATTGTCGTCTAACCAAAGGCCAGAAGAATGGCTGCTATGGCCAGGTTGAGCGACGGGACCAGGAAAGCGCGCTGGCGTGCTGGGGGCTGGACCAATGAAAATTAATCCGGGTCTTATCGGCGTTGTCGTTATTGCTGGCCTTTCGGTCGCTCTCCTTAAGAGTTGCTCCGAAGCCAGTAGCCTTCAGAGCGATAACGACGTTCTGCGAAGTGACAACTCATTGCAGGGGCTGGTGATCGCCACCCAGGCATTCAACTTCCATCGATTCAATCAGGTTGCTGAACATGTCAACAGGCTTAACTCCCTTATCGACACCAGCACCGAAGATACCGTAATTGAATACCGGGAGATACTCCGACGTGAAAAAACCTGTGATTTGCCTGTTCCTGCTGACATTGCTGGTGGGCTGCTCGAATACGCGTACCGTTTACGTTCCAGCGCCATGTACGCCGATACCGACGGAACTGACGCAGCCGATGATAGTACCGCTGCCGCCAGCTCAATGACGTACTGCCAAGCCATACTCTGGATTAGACCACTGCTCGCAGTCATTGAGAAAGGCAACAATCAACTTCACGGGATTAAGCAAATCGAAGTAGATAGAGCTGAGAGAAAAGGTCAAGGGTAATATTTCATAGTATAATCACCCAAATTAATTGCGAGGGTAGATTATGGAATGGCAAACATTTTGGTCTGGGGTCTCAGCAATCTTTACTGCCATCACGGCAGTAATTGCAGCTTGGGCAATATTTCGATGGAAAAAGCAAGATGAATTGAAGGTGAAGTTAGAATTCAAAAAGGCGGTCGGCGATTACGCTTATCAACTAACACAAATGCCTGAAATAATGTTTATTCATGAATTGCAAAAATACGATGCTGATTGTAAAAAACTAAGGGATCTGCTTGGGATATGTAGCTACGCTTGGTTTAACACCGAAGGGTTGATAACGAACCCAGTAGTAAATGAATGCTGGGGAATTATTTATAACAACACAAATAAATATTTAAACGGAAAATTACATAGTGAAGAATTGGGAGCAGCCTGTATGGGAATTGCAAACGAGAAATTTGTGTTTAAAAAATAA